GAACTTGTGTATAAAGCTAACTTAAAAGCATTGCCGTTAGTGGCAAAATTATGAGTAGCCGTAAGCAGTTGTGTTTTAAAGCTAGTAGTTAATGTTGATGTAATTGCCATTTAAATACCTTTTATTATTTTTGCTAAATCCCCTGCATCTCCTTTTATCAATTCTTGAATTAAAGATGCCTTATATGATTTTATAGCATTATTCAAGTAAATCAAACACACTTTATAAATTAAATTTTCATAAGCTTTAGCTTGTTCTTTAATATGTGGAGCGCTGTCTTCCGAATAGCCAATTATTTTTTCAGTTAATTGTTTTGCCCAGAACTCAGGAGGATGCCCACCAAAATTTGTTGTTGCTATTTCTACCATTCCTAATTGTGGAATACCTTCTGGTGTTAACTTCATTACCATTTCTCAGGTTCAACTGGTTCAGACTTTGTCATTGCGCTTTTGTCGTTTCTTCCAAAAAGTTTGGGTTCTATTTTTTGTTCTTCTTGTATTAGCTGACTTCTTTTAATTGGAGTTAATATATTGTCTTCACTTAGGCCAATTACCAAAGGATCATCAAGTCGATGGTATCCGTACAATTTTTCTTCAGCAGGTACGGATGTATCAAGTAAGGAAGAAGAATGTGCTATTTCTATTTGTATGCCTGCTTCCATACATTTAGCTAACCAAAACTCGCAACAAGCTCTACCAGCTTCTGCAAAATACAAATTACCCTTGTAATTAAAATCTAATCCAAATAATTGAATAGATCCTACCTTATTCCAAAGAGCAAAAGCTATTGCGTAAGCTGCGGTATTGTTTAAATAGTGGCAATTGGCGTGTTGTATAACTTCTGCAACAGGATACTCCACTAAACCAGGACATCTTTCATCCATTTCACACGTGTAGATAGGACCTTCGTGTTCTTTTAGAAGTTTTACCATGCTATTTGTCTGGCCTCCTGCATCGTCTGTTTCTAGAAATCTTGATGCGGGATCCATCATAAAAACTCTGTCGTGAAATATAACGCTTGCTACTGCGTTAATCGCCCACACTTCATCAAAAGTGTCGCTGTGTGATTTTGCAAGATTGTAGTCAAACCAGCTTTTACCTAAGCCAACTATTGCTACTGTCTTGCCCTCAAGATTCTTGATAGGCTCCATACTTTCTCCTTTTATTTAACTTACTTGAGATCGGAAAGAGTCGTAGCGATATTCGTCGCGTCTTCCTCTAGCTTCCGCTCTATTTTTTAATCTAGCTATATCTTGTTGGAATCTAGTTTCGTAAGTGTTGAGCAAATCTGGTTCACCCTTCATAAAAGTATAAGCTTCAATCAATGAGCCATACAACAAAGCATCTCTAGCATTTTGTGAAAGCCAAGTTCCTGTAGTTATAGAAACTAAACTTGCAGGTCGGTAGAGATAATGCAGCTCAACTGAATAATCAGCGTCTGGTAATGGCGCGACTACGACTGTGGTTCCAGAACTTCCTGAAGTGCTGTATTCCTTGTCAAAGTCTGCGTAGTATAAAGGCAGTCCTCTCAGACTGATATCAGTTATATCAGGAGAGTATTCCTGCATAAAACTGGGGTGTTTCTTTTCCAAAAAATGATAATCGTTAGAACTATCAATTACGGCTAAAGAAAAGCTCAAAATAAAATCTGTTGGACACGTTAAGAAACGGTTTCCTGTAGTTAGATTACCTGTTTGATTTTTTCTAAAAAAATCTTCCTGTACTAAGTTAAATATACGGTCTTCAGCGTTTTTTATAAAGTCAGGAATCGTTGTATTAAACGTAGATTCGTTGTTATCAGTAAAACTTTGAATTAATGTAAATAACTCGCTATAGGTCATGTTGTAATTGTAACGCTTCCAAGTGAAGCTGTCATTGTTGGTATTTTGTAGTTAGAACCTAATATGCTTGAGTTCATAGACAAGAAGTTGTTACTGGTATTGGTAAAATTATTAGCATCGCTTACAACAACAAAGCCATCTCCAGCTTCTACATCGTTATTTGGTCTTGGGTTGTGAAGAGCTTCTTTATCAGATACTACAGGAGTAGGATCTATTTGAGGAGCTTTTGGTTCAAAACATTCTGTACAAGTTTTAAGATTGTTCCATTCTTTTCGTAAATCATGCAATTTATATTCAAAACCACAACGATCACAAAGACCTATAGCAAACTTACCTGCGGAGTAACCCATTAATAACTACTTCTCATTGATGGTTTTATACGGAAAGATGCTCTGTCCTCGTCCTGGTCAGCAGCTCTTTGAAATTCTTCTTCGTATATTCCTTTAAGCAATTGTGTTTTTTCTGGCGCTCTTTTAACAGAAAGGTAATAAGCCAATCCTGCTGCAAAACAAGGATAAAATCTAAAAGGCATATCCATTGTATTAACGGCAGTATCTGCATCATCCATTCTAACCATTTTATTAAACAACAATACGTCTGTAGAGTTTTCTGGAGCAGGCCATACTTTTATAACTGGTTCTGTTAACTTGTCAAAAAAGAATTGCGTAGGGCGTCCCTTTGTTTCTTTTACAGGGATATTGGTGTATTCAGAACGACTGATTCTTGTAATATTAGTATCGGTTACTGTTCCATTAATAGTACGCCTTATTACCATATCTAAAATGTCTATAACGTTACTGTTTAATGTATAAGTAGGAGTTCCTTCTATTAAAGTTTGAGTAGTTTGTTCTATTGTCCACTGGTTTAATCCTCTGTTCGCCCATTCAGCTAACATAATATTAATAGACCTTTTTGCTGTTTTTAAATCGTATCCCGTACGCAATTCAAGACCACAACGTTCAAAAGCTTCTTCTATAAACTCAGTTACGTTGGGTTCAAAATTTGTACTGTTTGATAATGCCATTACTTTTTCTTTTTAAGAGATCTTTCTATTTGTTTTGCTTGTTTTAAATGAAGCTTTGAAGCTCCTTTTAATTCTTTAACAAGTTTTCTTTTTTCTGCAATTGATAATTCAGCCATTATTCGTCCTCCGCATATAGATTATCAAAAATCTTGTTTACATCAAGAGTATAGTCTAAATCAGATTTAGAATAGTGTATATGGGCAGATGGTTTAAAATCTGGAGCGCCTTCTCCTGTTTCAAACCAGGCAGGATGTGTAACTCTAACTCTGTTATTTGGTAAGGCTACAATATTACCAGTCCATTCGCCTGCATCTAACAATTCTAATACGTGACTTTGTTTGTGTTGAGCTGGGTCATCGGCTATTTCATTTTCCGCGTAATCCACTGTAAACATATACTTAGCTGGGTAAAATTTACCATCAATCTTTGCCATCCAAGGACAAGGAGTGGCTCTGTCTATAACGTAAACTGCATGATTATGAGAAGAACAATCCCAAGGTTGGGCATCGTGAACAGCCATTGGTTCTGGCCACTGTTCAAAAGGTGTATCTCCTACTAGAGCAGTAATTGGCATTCTTGCCCACATAGCTCCACCGTGTACGGTATCTTCTTCTTCACCTTCTGCTTCTATACCAGTAAATATAACTTGAAAACTTAAACAACGACAAGGCATCGTTGTTACAGCTACTACCATAGCGTGTAGAAATTCTCCGTGGTATTTTTCGTGATTGTGTGTGTACTCTTTTCTAACCCAACATTTAAAATGTGGGATATTGCTTTGTAAGTAAGCCACCTTTAAGTCTTACCTTTTCCGCCCTTTGAATATCCTTTAGATTTTATCCTTCCTCCAGCTTTTTTTAATATCCTAGGATTGGCTGCTCTATTTAGTCCTTTAGCCAATCTGCTTGCAGGTGCTGCTCTAGATGCTACTCTAGATGCTACTTGCAAAGGCGCGGTTTTAGCTTTATAAGCAGTTCTTAATATTCCTTTTGCAAGACCTCCTAATTTCATACCTTTGGATTTCATTGCTCCGCCGTTTTTCATACCTTTGGATTTCATTGCTCCGCCGTTTTTCATACCTTTGGATTTCATTGCTCCGCCGTTTTTCATACCTTTGGATTTTACTTTTCCGCCACTACTGTAGCCTTTTGTTTTCTTATACATTTTTACTCCTAATAAACTTTAGTTAATTTACGTCGATTGTTCATTACTTTACCACAACCTCTTGCAATAAATTGTTTTGTTGGACTATTTGCAGAACCGCCAGTAGATTTTTTTACTCTACCGTCTTTCCAACTGATTGCTTTTGGTCCTGTTTTCTTTTTAGCTGCTGACGTACATTGTGCTTTTGTAGGTCTACAAGCAGGGTAACCTTTTCTTTTTTCACCTTTTTGACGTCCACAAGGCTTGCCTGTTTTACAATCAATCCAACCTTTGCCGTCATTCTTAGAAAACCAATCTCTAAGTGTTTCTTTTTTAGCCATTATCTTAGTCTGTTAGACATTACAGCACCTTGTCCACGTATGCTGACTAATCCACCTATTGATTTTTTTTGTCTTTTTTTGCTGTTTCCATAGTTAGCTGCACCAACTTTTCTACATTGTACCAATCTGCCACTTGCGTAAGCAGAAGGCCAGACTTTAGAATTTGCTTTTACTTTTTTATAACAAGCGTCTTTTTTGGTTTTTTTTTCAGCCATTAGCAGTCCCAGTCTTTACGCGCCCAATAATTTGCACTACACCTATCGCTTTTTATTCCACCACTCCTGGCACAATAACTTTTCTTTCTAGAAGCAGTACCTTTGTGCATACCCATTTTTTTATCGCCAAAAGTTATTCTCTTAACTTTTCCGCCATCGCTACTAGGACATTTAACGTAAACTTCTTTACGTTTTTTACCAAAACCCCCATTGCCTTTAGGAATAGGTCTAGGTTTGTTAAGGGTTACTGTTTTGCCTTGCCAATCTGCCATCTTTAAGCATGAAATGCAGTCAAAGATGTAAAGGTTGCTGTAGTGTAATTAATAAACACTCCGTCTTTAAATAACAATCCATTATCAGGAATAGTAATGTCTCTAGTTACAGTAGCAGAAGCCACGCATCCTAATTTGAATAAACTGCTACCTGAAGTAGAAGTGTTTAAAAAATCTAAATTACCAGCTGTAGCAGAACAAACAACATTAATGCCTTGCAGTCTTGATCTACCAGCAAAAATAACATCGGCAACTGCTGTATTAATACCAGCAGAAACATTGCCCGCTGGATTACCAACGGCTGTTATTGACGTTATTGTTCTGAAATATGAAGATCCAGTTGCTGTACCAGCATTTGCACCTGTAATTGATTCTGTTAATGCTGCACCGCTAACGTCTGTACCAACTACGGTAAATGATTTAGCTGCATCATTTCCAGCAGAAAGAATTGTAACAATTCTTCCACCAACATTAGTGACAGAACCGCCAGAAGCTAATGCGCCCTCTATAGTGAGGGCAGCATTATTTCCTACGGCTGCTGCTTCTGATATTCCATCAGCGTCTAAGGCTTGAGCATCGGCAGTTATAAAGACTGCTGTGACATCTGAGCCTGTTAGTCTAGTTGCCATAATTTACTCCTTATTCAAATATAGTTCTGTTAATAGCCTGCCAATGCACATCAATTGCTTCGGCTGCTGCTGCACCAGCTTCTATACCAACATAAGGTATAAGGTCAACATTGTCAGTTAAAGCACCAGATAGAACTGCTGCTGCACCTTCGGCTACAGCAGATACTGCTGTTCCACCTGTTGAACCAGATGTAGTAGTAATGTCGTACTGTGTGCCATCAACAAAGATTGTTGCTTTTCTGTCACTGTCTATGACAATTTTTAGATGGTAGATAGTATTAGCAGCTACCGTTATAGGTAGTGCAGAAATAAAATCAGTTCCACCAACTGAATGAACAAAATGCAATAAAGTAAAATCAGTAAACGCTTCTGAGTTAGTCGCGTCAGTCTGGAATTTAAAATACGCTTGATCTGCGTCAGTTGCTATTAATTGGTCATTAGTTAATTTAAGACCTGCCCAAAACTTTTGGTTATCAATAGCGTTAGGATTAATAGAACATTCCCATTCTGTTTGGTTTTCAGTACCCCAAAGAGTATCTGACCAAGCTACAGGATTCGCTAAGTTAGGAGCAAGAATTGATTGGTCTTGATCTGCACCAGCCGTTGTCATAATAAACCCACCTGCTGTTGCATTTCTTGTAACCAAAGCAGAAGTCATGTTAGTTCCTAGGACTTCAAAATTTGGATTAGCAATGCTTCCAAAACTTTGTAGTTTAGGTATTGTCCTTACTGTTAAAGTCGCTGAAGCTAAATCAATCG